GCGTTTTTTGATCCTTGTTATATTCAATATGTTGCGTCAACTTTGTTTAATGGTGCAGCTGCCACTCAAACACCTTTGATTGGTAATGCTAATTTCTTTAGTCCTCGAACTTTGCGTGTCGATGTGATTAAGCAAAGTGTGACTTTCCGTTGTCGTAATAATACAGCCCGTACTTTAACAGTGAAATTCTGGGATATTTCACCAAAATCAAGAAACTTTGGAAATGGATTTGATCCTTTGACTTTTTGGACTCAGCAATTTACAACTGAAGGTTCAAATTCTCCTAATAATCCTAATGTTTATGGGATTTCACCTCAAGAGATTTATGCGCATCCAAAAATGTCTGCAGCTTTCCGTAATCTGTACGAAGTGGATGAGACTATTGTTAATTTGGAAGCTGGAAAAGAATATGTTCACAAGGTTAGTGGACCTAATTCGAAATTGTATGATTTCCAAAAGTTCTGGTCTGGTTCTGGTGCTCCAACGGGTGTATTTGATAATCAACAAAAATTCATTAAGCAAACTATGGTATGTGTATATACGGATTTGACTGCAACTACTTTAGGCACTTTTGGGAGATTTACTGATATGGTTGCTGCAGCACCTTATGGATTAGTTATCGAACAGGCAACTTATACTAAAATTCAAGTGCCTGAACAAGCTGGATTTGCTTGGCCAGCTGTTACTCCTACTACAAATAACCAGCCTTTGGAAAAGCATTTAACTACGTATGCTATCAAAAACTGGGCTGGTGCTCAAACTGGTGTTGTTACTGAGATTCAGGATGAAAATCCACAAGCACCAACTACGACTGGTACTTAATAAAAAATCACTTTGCGTTAATTTTTCACAGGAGCCAGGCTTTGCCGTCTAATCACTCAATTGTAAGATTATAAGATATAATCGCAGCTCTGCTGCGTGCGCCGAAGGCGCCCCCGGCGAAAACTATGATTGTTTTGAAGACCAAAAGACTTTATTATTTTAACTTTAACGTTCTTCTTACTTTCTTAATTGCCCCTGGAAACAATCGACGAGGTTTAACTTCAATGATTGTTTTCAGTTCGTCAATCAACTTCAAAATTTCACATTCTTCATCAGTATCACTTTCAATCATGATTGCATCTTCTCTGGTTTTACCAGTAGGAGTCGGGGTAGTATTAACAAAGGCTAGCATTTCTTCGGTCATTGAATTCTCTTCAGGGTTGGTTGTTCGTGGGAGGGGTCATGCTTTATATAAGAGAATTAAATGAAAAACACGTGTTTTGGATTACGTAAGTTTGATCTAAATGAAGAACTGCTGACTTTTGTCAAATGACTCATTGGTAGTATATAAGGTATCCCTCGCTCCTCAGTATTACTTACAGGAGCGAGGTCTACCGTCTACCTCAATGACTCAATGCCCGCCAAACAAGGAAGATACTGGTTGCTCACCATTCCCCAGCACCATTTTGTGCCCTGGTTACCCCCAGGACTATGCTACATCCGAGGTCAGCTCGAACGAGGAGGAGAAACAGACTACTTGCACTGGCAAGTTCTTGCTCAATGCGAACAAAAATGTACCCTCTCTAGAATACGCCAAATATTTGGGCCAGTTCATGCAGAGCTCTCCAGAAGTACTGCCGCAGACGCCTACGTCTGGAAAGAGGACACCAGAGTTGAAGGAACACAATTTGAACTTGGTCAACGACCAGTTAGAAGAAATGTCAAAGAGGATTGGGAGCGAGTTTGGGAAACTGCTAAAGCTGGCAATTACGAGCAAATCGATGCCGTCATACGTGTTCAACATTATCGGACTCTCAGAACTATCCGCTCGGACTATGCGAAGGGAGTTGGAATGGAGCGATCTTGTTATGTTTTCTGGGGTCGAACTGGTACAGGTAAATCAAGGCGTGCTTGGGATGAAGCAGGATTCGACGCTTTCCCTAAAGATCCCAGAACAAAATGGTGGGATGGTTACCAAGGTGAGTCTCACGTTGTCATCGATGAATTTAGAGGTGACATCAGCATCTCTCATATGCTCAGATGGCTCGATCGTTATCCGGTCCTTGTGGAAATCAAGGGTGCAACCAAACCTCTTCTCGCTACCACATTCTGGATAACGTCTAATGATGATCCTCGTTCTTGGTATCCAGATCAATCTGAAGAATCGAGGTCAGCTTTAATGCGTCGTTTTAATATAACGTACTTCCCTTAATGGTTTCTTTCACCGATGTTATTGGTGAAACTTCTGCAGGAGCTCTCGGATATATTGTTGGCAATCGTAATGGAGCAAATATTGGTCGTCGATTGTTTAAAACTTACCGAAATATGCCTGCAATTCGACGTGTACGTCATTCCCAGTCATCTTCCCAAGGATCTATGTTATTTACGCCAGTAAGTAACAGTTCTCAGCAAACTGTGAACCCTTTTCGACAGTATAGAGCACTCCGAAGGACTCTCGGTAGGTCCACGGCTACTGCTCGACGTAAACGTGGAGCTGTCGCCTCTGCTATGTCGCATGCAGGTTCATCTAATGTACTGCAAAAAGCGAATAAGAGAAAAGGTAACAAGGTTCACAAAGAAGGTCGCAAAAAACGTCTCAAGGTTCCGAAAAAATTGCGAAAGCAAGTTAAACAGATTTTGGAAACGAAAGGACCCGTTGGAACCTATCTCGATTTAAAATATTTTAAAATCACTCCTACTGATAATCAGGTTGTTACTGTATTGGGAACAAAATCAGAGAATCAATTCGCGTTTTTTGATCCTTGTTATATTCAATATGTTGCGTCAACTTTGTTTAATGGTGCAGCTGCCACTCAAACACCTTTGATTGGTAATGCTAATTTCTTTAGTCCTCGAACTTTGCGTGTCG